GGGGTATCCGATGTGCCATGGGGGGTACTGGGGGTATGTATATACTGCTTATACATTTTGTGTAGCTTTTGAGTGTAAACTAGATAAGGTCGCCCTGCTATAAAGATTAGCTAGGGGGGTTGCTATATAGCTGGACTATCCCAGATAGAGATAGATGCTTCACCCCCTGGAGGGTAACTACTTATATTATACACCCTCTTCTGCATTTGTCAACTCTAATTAGAAATATATTTAATTTATGTTGTCAACTAGCTGTAAACTTGTTATAATGATTAATATGAATAACAACTTCCTACCCACTAACTCCGATAAGAAAAGAAAACTAACAGAACAACAACAGCATTTCCTTACAGCACTTGGTAGTGTTGCAAGAGGAGATATAAACCTAGCTTTAAAAGAAGCAGGTTATGCAGACAGCTCCAAGTCTAATGTAGTAGACTCCCTAAAGGATGAGATTGTAGATGTCGCCACAAAGATTCTAGCTAAGTCTGCACCACGAGCTAGTCAGAAACTTGTAGAGATATTAGAAAGTGATGACCCAATACCACAAGTCAATGCTAAACTCCAAGCAGCCCAAACCTTATTAGACAGAGTAGGAATAGCAAAAAGAGATAAGATAGATATTAACCACACAGTAGCTTCAGGTATATTCATTATACCACAGAAGGAAGAATTAATAGATGTAACAGCAGAGGATGTAATAGATGAGAAGGAATAGTTCAACAATCCCTTTTGGTTATAGATTAGCAGATGATGATAAGACTTTAGTTCCAGTAGCTAAAGAAATACATTCATTGAATGAGATGAAGGATGGTGTTAAATCAGGAGCTTTTAGTTTAAGAGGAGCAGTAGATATATTAGAACACCAGACAGGTCGTAAGCTATCAGCCATGGGGTTAAAGAAAATAATGGATAAAGATATCCCAGAACCAATTAAAGAACAACCAAAAGGTTTACTAGCTAGAGATGACAAAGAGACAATATAATTATAGCTTTGAACATAAAGCTAAGTTAGCTTCTAGAAAAGCAGTAAAAGAAAAAGAAAAAGAAATAGCTAAATTAAAAAAGAACTTGGAGAATAAGACAAGAAGACTCCGAGATAAAAAGGAAGCATTGAAGGTAGTACAGAATGGTGAAGAAAATAAAGAAACGAAGAAAGGTATGGTTATCGAAGAAGACAAACTTGATAAGCTACCTAACTCAGTTAAGAAACTCCTTGAGGAAGAAAAAGAAAGAATAGCATTTAAACCTAATAGTGGTCCACAAACTACTTTCCTTGCAGCACCTGAACAAGATGTATTGTATGGTGGAGCAGCAGGTGGTGGTAAGTCTTATGCTATGTTAGTTGACCCATTAAGGTTTATGCATATCAAAGAACACAGAGCATTACTATTAAGAAAGTCAATGCCTGAACTAAGAGAATTAATAGATAAGTCTAGAGAACTATACCCTAAAGCATTCCAAGGTGCTAAGTTTAGAGAAGTAGAAAAGATATGGAAGTTTCCATCAGGTGCTTCATTAGAATTTGGTTATCTAGATAGAGATGCTGATGTATATAGATATCAAGGTCAATCATATACATGGATAGGTATAGATGAATTAACTCAATACCCTACTGAGTTTCCATTACAATATCTACAATCAAGATTAAGAACAACTAATAATAAGATAGAATGTTATATTAGATGCACAGCCAACCCAGGTGGAGTTGGAGGTAATTGGGTTAAGAAAAGATACTTAGACCCAGCACCACCAAATGAATCTTTTACTGGTACAGATAAGATAACTAGAAAGTTTATCCCTGCTAGTCTACATGATAATCCTTATTTAAATGATGATGGTAAATATGAACAAATGCTTCAATCATTACCACCAACACAAAGAAGACAATTACTAGAAGGGAACTGGGATGTTTCCGAAGGAGCTGCCTTTACAGAATTTGAATATGATAAACATACAATAGCTCCATATGAATTACCTAAACATTGGACTAGAGTAAAAGGAATTGACTATGGTTACGCAGCAGAGTCAGCAGTTATATGGGGAGCAATAGACCCACAAGATGAAACATTAATTATTTATAGAGAACTATATCAAAAAGGATTAACAGGCGAAGAGTTAGCTAAAAGAATATTTGAGTTTGAGAGGGAGGATAAACTATCTGTTCCTGGGGTTCTCGACACAGCAGCATGGGCAAGAACAGGAACAACTGGTCCAACTGTCGGAGAAGTACTAACAAGGGCAGGACACAAGCTTAGAAGAGCAGACAAGAATAGAATTCAGGGCAAGATACAAATACATGAAAGATTAAAACTTAACTCCCAAGGGAGACCAAAGCTTCAGTTATTTCGTACTTGTCCGAATACCATTAGAGAATTACAATCAATACCGATTGATAAATCTAAACCAGAAGATGTAGATACTAAAGCATCAGACCATGCATATGATGCACTTAGATATTTAATAATGTCTAGACCAAGAAGTATTACAGCTTATGAAAATATGCAACAACACAAACGATGGACACCCACCGACCCAACCTTTGGATATTAATATGCCCTTATATACATTTAAAAATAAAGAAACAAATGAAGAATATGATGAAGTAATGTCATATGATGAACTACAAGAATACCTTAAACAAGACCAAGTAGAACAAGTATTTAAAATGAATATCTTTAGATACTCTGATAATAATGGAATTAAAGACCAAGAACATTCATGGTTAAAAGACCCTAAGATAGAAGGTAATGGAGGATTTAAACCTTATGGTAAGGTTAAAACAGAACAAGATAATCATAATCATAAGGTTATAAAACAAAAGAAACACTTTGGGGAAAAGATATGACAAAGAAAAAGATACAATTAAATACTAGAGCTACTAGAGAAATAGATAAATACCCTATGGTTGCTGTATACTGGCTTGATATTTGCTCGGACAGCTCATGGCAATCGATGGAGGGATGTAAGAAAACAAAGCTACCAACTTGTGTAACTCATGGTCATTTACTTACACAAGCTAAAGGAGTTACTAGAGTATTTGGAGATTATTCACTATCAGATTCTGAGGATGGTAAGATTGAAGAGATAGGAAATACTACAATTATACCCAATAGTGTTATCATAGAAATAAAGAAAATAGTTGACAAGTCGAAGAAATAAGTGTATTATTATACTTACTAATAAAATTTAAGTAATTAATAGGAATTGTATGGCAGTCGATGAAATGATGAATCCAGAAATGGATGCAGATGAAAGTTTAGAACAGCTTGAAGCTTTAGTAATTGATATACAAGGGAAGTTTACATCTTGTACTGATAAAAGAAGTGATGATGAAGACAGATGGTTAAAGTCATACCATAACTATCGTGGTAAATATTATAAAGATATTCATTTTACTGAACACGAAAAGTCAAGAGTATTTGTTAAAGTAACTAAGACAAAAGTTTTAGCAGCTTATGGACAAATTATAGATGTACTATTTGGTACAGGAAAATTCCCATTAACAATTGAAGAAACAGTTATACCAGAAGGTATAGATAAGTTTGCACACATGAATCCTATGAAGGAAGAAATGGGTGTTGACCAAGTTCAACCTGACATAGAAGGTAATTTAGATTACAACCCTGAAGCACCACAAGAAGAAATGAATGGTGGATTAGGTTTTCCAGGTGATGGAAATGATTTACCACCAGGAGCTACCTTTAATGATTTAGGTATGGTTAACCTAGGTGGATTAAAAGAAGAATTTGAAGAAGCTGATTTATCATCAGGACCATCTCCAGTTCCTGAGATGCCACAAATTAAACCTGCACAAATTGCAGCAAGAAGATTACATAAATTAATTGAAGACCAGTTAGATGAAACAGATGCTAATGTTGCATTAAGAAGTGCAATCTTTGAATCTTGTTTATTAGGAACAGGAATTGTTAAAGGACCTTTTACTTATAACAAAACATTACATAAATATTCTGATAATGGAAATGGTAGAGAATATAATCCTGAACAAGTTAAAGTTCCTAAAGTAGAATTTGTTAGCATATGGGATTTCTACCCAGACCCTAATGCTAGAAACATGGAAGAAGCAGAATATGTTATTCAAAGACATAGATTAAATAGACATCAGTTTAAAGATTTATTAAATAGACCTTACTTTAATAAAGAAGCAATTTATAAATGTTTAGACATGGGTCCAAAGTATGATAAGAAAAGTTGGGAAACATCTATTGATGCAGAAAATAATTCTTATGGAGATTTAGAATCTAATAGATACGAAGTACTTGAGTACTGGGGAACTATAGATGCAATGTCTGCAAGAGAACAAGGTTTAGAAGTTGATGAAGATATAGAAGACTTTGAAGAAGTTCAAGTTAATATTTGGATTACTAATGGAAAGATAATTAGAATTGTAGAAAATCCTTTTACTCCATTTAGAATACCTTATCAATCTTTTTCTTATGAAGTAAATCCATATCAGTTTTTTGGAATAGGTGTTCCAGAAAATATGGAAGACGCACAAGCTATTATGAATGGTCATGCAAGAATGGCAATTGATAACTTAGCATTAGCAGGTAACTTAGTTTTTGATATTGATGAATCAGCTTTGGTTCAAAATCAAAACATGGAAGTTTACCCAGGAAAAATTTTTAAAAGACAAGCTGGAGTTCCAGGTCAAGCAATTTATGGAATTAAGTTTCCTAATACTGCAAATGAAAATATGCAGATGTTTGATAAGTTTAGACAACTTGCAGATGAATCAACAGGTATACCTTCTTACTCACATGGTCAAACAGGAGTAACAGGTATGACTAGAACAGCATCAGGTATGTCAATGCTTATGGGTGCAGCATCTTTAAATATTAAAACAGTTATTAAAAATATTGATGACAGTTTAATTAAACCTTTAGGAAAATCTATGTTCCAATGGAATATGCAATTCTATGAAGGTGAGTTACCAATCTTAGGTGATTTTGAAATTAGAGCAACAGGTAGTTCTTCTTTAATGAGAAAAGAAGTTAGGTCTCAAAGACTTACTATGTTCTTACAAACAATTCAAAATCCATCTATTGCTCCATTCGTTAAGATATCAGAAGTTATTAAAGAGTTAGCATACTCTTTAGATTTAGACCCTGATGAAATTATTAACTCTAAGAGTGAAGCAGAAATCTATGCTAAAATTATAGGATATCAAAACAATGCTCAACAAGGAATTGGCGAAGAAGCTCTTGCACCTGGTCAACAGCCAGGAATGGAAGCACCTGGAGGAGTACCTGGACAAGGTGCAGAACCAAACAACGCAGGAAATGGCGAGGGGATTGACCCTACAAACAATCCAGCAATGCCAGGGGAGATGGGTTTTTCTGGAACGACTGAAGAACTTGCCTAATCAAGTAAAAGAAATTTTAAAAGATAGTGTTGACTAAATACTTTTAAGTTGGTATAATAACCATTAAGGATAAAAATATGCATAAGAAGAAACAAAAGAAAACTGTTATTATAAAAATGGCTACAGGTGGACTTATGGGTCAACCTCCATACATTGCTAAACAAGATAAAGAAGATGATGGTATTAATCCTTATGATGTAAATACTCCTGAATCAGCTAGACAGGGTTTACCTTCTAGACTATTATCTAAAAAAAGAACAAGATTTAAAAAAGGTGGAATGTTAGATAGACAACACTATAGTAAAGGTGATGAAGCTNTTAGACTTTTAAGAGATATTGATTTACCAGATGAACCTTTAGATGAAGCTCCAGCAGAAGGAGATATTCCTGGAGAAAAATATGTTGGTGGAAAAGCTGCAAAAGATAAAATGATTGTAGATAAAATTAATAGATTAGAAGCAGCAAAAGAAATGCAAACTGATTCTACTATGATTGCAAAAATTGATAATGAAATTAAAAGTTTAGAATCAAAAGTTAGTACAAGAATTACAGCAGCAGCAGGTGGTTATATGGATGAAAACCAAATAGCAGAAGAAACACCATTAGCTTTAAGTCTTGGTGGTACTGTTGATAGAAAAGAATATCAAGCTTATGCCGAAGGTGATATGGTTGAAGATGAATCTTTACTTGCTCCTATGGGTATGGAAGATGACATGATGGCAGAAACTGACACAGAGATGATGGCAGAAGATGACATGATGGAAGATGATATGGATGCAGATGGTATTTTAGATACATCAGCATTATCAGAAGAAGAAGAAACATTATTAGATGAAGCAATGGAAATGCATCCAGAGCTAGAAGCAATTATTCCAAAGATAGTTGCAACAGAATTTACAGAGGATGAATTAGTAGAAGGACCAGGTGATGGAACTTCAGATTCAATTCCAGCCCTGTTATCAGATGGAGAATTTATCTTCACAGCTAAAGCAGTTAAAAATTTAGGTGTAGAAAAATTACGAGATATGATGGCACAAGCAGAAGCAGATTATGATGCTGGGCAAGTAAGCCAAGAAGAAGATTCTTTATTGGCATAACAGAATTTTTAGAGTGGTACTCTAAAGATAAACAAGCTACCTTATATTTATATAAGCCCTTGTAGCTTTGTTTTCAAACAGTAACCAATTTTTAGCTACCTTCACAGTTAAGAAGCCCTAAAGGAGGAAACATGAACGAAGACGAAGGACAAACTAAGGAAGTCAAAGCGAATCCTTATAACAGAAATAAATCATGGCATACAGAAGATGTAATGCCGACAGATTTTGTTTCTGCAAATAATGGACCAGCAGATGCCAACACCGACCCTAATGGTTATGTTAGAGAAGCTACTGACAGCAATGTCAACCCTGATACTAACTCAACTTTAGATTCGGCTACTTCGGATAAGTCTTTACAAGAGTCAGCACTTAATGTTGCTGATGCTAAACCTTATCAAAAAGTTGACTACAAAAAAAGATATGACGACCTAAAACGATATTATGATAGGAAGTTAGGTGATTGGAATACTAAAGAAGGAGACCTTAAAGCACAGCTTCAAGCGAACCGACCAAAGTATACTCCACCAAAATCTGAAGAAGAATTAAAAGTCTTCAAAGAGGAATACCCTGACATATATGGAGTTGTGGAAACTGTATCACACTTGCAATCTAAGAATGAGATGACAAGTTTACAAGAAGAAGTTGAAGCTCTTAAGAAAAAGAATGATTCTTTGGCAGCTCGTGAAGCTCAATTAGAGTTATCGAAATACCATCCAGACTTTAATGATATTAAAGAATCGGATGACTTTCATAACTGGGCAGATGAACAGCCAATGGAAATTAAGTCTTGGATTTATGAGAACAACAGCAATGGTAAACTCGCAGCAAGAGCAGTTGATTTGTATAAGAAAGACCGAGGACTTGGATTAGATAAAAAAACTACTACTGAAAGAAGACAATCTTCTGAAGGTGCTGATTTGCTAGTTAAAACTAGAGAACAAGTTGGACAACCTACTGATAGAAAGCCTACTTTCAAATCATCGGATATTAGAAAAATGTCAGATGATGAGTTTATGCGATATGAAAAAGATATTGCTATGGCTCAAAAAGAAGGTAGATTTGTTCAAGACGAATAAATTTATTTTCATTTTTATCAACAAGTAAACAAATAAGGAAAAATAATTATGGCACACTTTCAAGGTGGAAATACATTAAACTTTGTTGCTGGTGGAGTACAAGCGAACCAATTTTGGGTTCCTGAAATCTACAGTAAGAAAGTACAAATTGCTTTAAGAAAAGCATCAACAGTCGAAGCAATCTGTAATACAGATTACATGGGCGAAATCAAAGCATATGGTGATACAGTTAATATCGTTAAAGAACCTCAAATAGCTACAGCAGCTTACACTAGAGGTTTAGCAACACCAGCAACAGCTCTAACTGATGCTGAATTGGTATTAGTAATTGACAAAGCTAATTACTTTAGCTTCCAAGTAGATTCTTTAGAGAAAAAATTTGGACATATTAACTTCCCTGAAGTAGCATCTAACAACGCAGCTTATCAATTAAAAGATGCTATGGATGTAGAGGTTCTAGATAATATGTATGATGAAGCTATTGCAGCTACAGCAGTTCTAACACCAGCAGGTAATGCAGCTAAAGCAGCTATCTTTGGTTCAGTTGCAGCTCCGATTGATATTGGACACGCAGCAGGTGAAGTAGACCCTCTTAACTTTATGAGTTCAGCAGCTCAAGTTATGGATGAAAACAACAACCCTGAAGATAATAGATGGTTTGTTGCAGCTCCTAGCTTTTATAACCAATTAGCAGATACTTCTTCTAAACTTTTATCGATTGATTACAATGCAGGTAAAGGTTCTTTAAGAAATGGTCTTGTAGCTTCTGGTTTAGTTAGAGGATTTGCTATGTACAAATCTCTTAATACTTTAGCTCAAGTAGTTGGTGGTGCAGGTGCTGCAGTACCTTCTGTTCTATTTGGTCATATGAGAAGTACATCATGTGCATCAGCAATGAACACAGTTGAGTCTTTTAGAAGTCCTACTACATTTGCAGACCAAGTAAGAGGTCTTCATGTATATGGAAGAAAAGTACTTAATACTGCATCAGTTGGTGCTGGTATTATTAAAATAGACTAATAATCATTTATGTTAGGGGGAGCAATCCCCCTTTCATTAATTTAAAGGAAATACTATAATGAAATTAAAAGAACATATACCCCACATTATAAAAGAACATAAAAAAGAAATAGCAATTGCTGCTATTATTTTATTAGTTGCAATAATTATATAAGGAAATAATAGTTATGGGATTAATGTCATCTCCTGCATGGACAAGAAAAGAGGGCAAGAATCCTGAAGGTGGTTTAAATGCTAAAGGTAGAGCATCTTACAATAAAGGTAAAACCAAAACAGGTAAGAAAAGAAATCTTAAAGCACCAAGTAAAGTTAAGGGAAACAAAAGGAGGGCATCCTTCTGTGCGAGGATGAAAGGGATGAAGAAAAAACTTACATCTAAAAAAACTGCTAGAGACCCTAACTCAAGAATTAACAAATCATTAAGGGCATGGAACTGTTAAATGGCAAAAACATATAAAGCATTCGTAAACGAATTATTAGTAGAATTAAATGAACCAGAAGTTTCAACAGTAGCTACTGGAGTAGGAATACAAAAACAAGTAGCAAATGTAGTTAATAGAGCTTACTTTGATATAGTAGACTCTGTTGATGATTGGTCTTGGCTTAGTGCTGATGTTCCTGATGACCCTTACTATGGAAATACAATTGTACCAACAGTTGTAGGACAAAGATGGTATTTAAATAAAGCAGGTTCAAATAATATAGATACAGATTTTGATTCAGTAAACTGGGATATGTTTACTTTAGAAGATACTAATTCACCTTACACAATAAATAAATTACCATTTACAACTCTAACACAATGGAGAAGTAATTATGCTCAGAATGAAGAAGTTGCTGCAAGAACAAATGATTATGCAACTCCATTAAGAGTTATAAGAAGTTCAGATGGTAGAAGATTTGGATTATCTCCAATACCAGATAAAGTTTATAATATACATTTCTTTGCATATAATAGACCTACTGCTTTAGTAGCAGATACAGATACAGTTTTATTCCCAGAACAATACAAACCAGTTTTACTAGCAAGAGCTAGATATTATTTATATCAATTTAAAGATAACATTGCTCAATCGCAATTAGCTTTAGATGAATATAAAAAAGGATTACAAAATATGGCTGACAATTTAAATTCACCACAGCCACAATATATGACAGATGTAAGGTTTACTTACTTACTACCATAGGATAATAAATTATGCCAACACAAGGAGCTTCGATAACTGTTGCAGGAGGTTTGGATTTAGTATCAAGCTCTCATGCTTTATTCCGAACTCCAGGTGCTGCAACTATACTAGAAAATTTTGAATCATCTACAACAGGTGGTTACAGAAGAATTAATGGTTATACTAAATGGGGTGGTGCAAGTGCAGCTATTCCTACAGGTTCTCAATTAGATTCAATAACAGGATTAATACCTTATGCAGGTGGAGTAGTTGCTTGTCAAGGGTCAGGAATTTATTGGTCAAGTAATGGTACTACTTGGTTACAAATTAATAAAGATACTTATGTAACTAAAACAGGAACAGTTTCTGTATCTTCAGGTTCAGCTACAGTTACAGGAAGTGGTACAGCATTTACAACTGAGTTTGCTGTTAATGATAGAATTCAAATTAACTCTATTAATTATAGAGTATTATCAATTACAAGTAATACAGTATTAACAT